AATCTTCGTGCGACGACTTCTTAATCCGTGGAGCGTCGAGCAGGAACGAACGCATCTTGCGGACGAACCAGTTGTAGTTCCTAGAGATTTCTACCAAGTGAGCCATTATCTACTTCCCAAAGTACGGTTGATCTTGCGTTGATCGGCATGAACGAAGTTGCGCTGCTCTTTTACACCTTCACGAGTACGCATGACAGACAGCAGAGCTTGGGGGTCTTGTTCGTTGATGTTCACTACTGTCGGGGGTTTCTGCGCGGCCAGCATAGCAGCAAATTGATTTAGAACGTCATTGCTGTTCGCACCTGATTTATTAACCATCTTTAGCGGCGTGATCCGCTTTCCATTTGTTCCACCCATGATGAGTTCTGGGCCTTTCTCCCCTACCAAGCCGAATTGCCCTTTGCCAAGTTCACCACCATTAGCCGCAGCGCCGCCGAAGTATGCACTGGCTGCTGTTGCTATGAGCCCAGACAAACCGCTTGCACCACCACCACCGCCACCGCCACCGCTGAACAGACCACCAATACTTTTGAACAGTCCGCCAAGTCCATCCGTAAGCCCGGTGAATAGAGTTCCGAACGTTCCGGTAACTCCAGTGTAAAGACCGGCTAGGCTCGACAAAAAGCCTTTGTTAGTTGCGTCTGCCCCTGTCGAGATTTCGCCACTGATCGCTTTGCCAGCAGCCGCCCAGGGATCATCTTTACCACCGCCACCAAGTCCGGGTAGTGGTCCACTCCCGCCAGTCGCTCCCCCGCGCGTGTCCTTCTCACCAAACAATCCTGGCACCAACGCACCCAGCCCAAGAGGATCAGCACCGCCCGCTGCACCGCCTGCACCGCCAACCATTTTCACGTAGATCGGAGAGAAGATAGTTCCTGTAGGCTTAGCACCACCAACAATTGCTTCAGCTTTCTGCTGGTTGTTTTGGCCGAACAATCCACCGATGGAATTGGCTAGACCACCTTTGCCAAACTTACCTTGAGTCGCATCGCCCTGTGCGTCTTTGCCTCCAAACAGATTCTCGAAAATCTTAGCCGCAGCCGCATCCGTGGCCATCTTACGCACCGCGTTCGCGAAGCTGAGCGCGAGCCCTTTCAGGCCAACATCGAATGGGTCATACAGATAATCTGCAAACGATTGCTGAATCGTGTCGGCGAGCCCGCGAGAAAACTCGGTCACTATCTTGTCTTGGTTATCGAGTTCTTCCTTGAGCTTCGTGGTCATGCCGCGCAGAGCCGCCGCAAACTCCTCTTGCGTAGCCCCGATGTCCGTAGCCGCCAGTGAATCTTGATAGCGGCGTAGTTCCGCAAGCTGCTCTTTGATCACTGTAAGCCCGGTCTTGTATTGGCTAAGAATGCCTTTCAGTTGGCCTGCTTCCTTGACCCGTAGTTCGAATTCAGCCTGTTTAATGCGATAGATTTCAGCGTCAGTTTTCATCTGCTCAGCGAACAGCTTGTTAGCTGTTTCTATCTTGTCTGTTTTTTCGGTCGCTGCGATTTGCAGATCGAGCGACAGGATGTTCTGGGTCAGTGATTCAATCTTGCCTACGGCCTCCAGCCGATCTTTGTCCCGCTGAGGATTGATGCCCTCTTTTACACCAGAATTTTTTGCGGCTTGGCTGACGGCATCCTGCTTCTCTATTACTTTCAACTGCTCATCGACCGATGCTTGCAGGAGTTGTTTTTCTCGCTCGAAATTGGCAGTTTTGGTGGCCAACGATTCATCTGCTAGTTTTTTTGTGCTGACCCGCTGAGCTTCGGCAGAACTCAACACCAATGCAGTTTGAATAGCCAAGTTGTCACGAATCACCGCGTTCTCAGCGTCGTACCCTTGTGCAATCGTTTGCAATTTGGCGTCATTCTGACGTTGAACACCTTCTTGGTTGGACGTTTGCTGAACGCTTTGGCGACCCAATGACTTCTTTTCTTCTACAGCATTGATGATTCCAAGTCGGTCGTTGGCGAACTGAGTCTCCATAGCAAGCTGTGCTTGCAGGCGTGCGGATGTTGCCGCCAGAACAACTTTGTCAATATCTAGCTGAAGTTCCTTCTCTCTATCTAGCCGGTCTGATGCGGCAATGGATTCGCTTTCGGCGCGAGCCTTCAAAGCTGCCAGTGCACCTTCTTCGTTGGTGCTAAAGATTTCCTTAGCCAACGTCGTGCCTACATCGATACCTTCAGCCTTCAATTCTTTAAGAAGTGCTAGCTGTTTTTCGATGACTTCAGATGCCCCGGTGGCACCGCCAGTCGATGGCTCTGGAACCTTAGCATCGGGAGTATTACCGATTGCTAGATTGAACAAATTCCATGCTTCAGCCAGACCATAGACAGCGATTTTCAGCGGAAGAATTACATAGTGCAACAGCCGATCAAGCAGTGCCCCCATGAAACCTACAGCTTTATTGTCCCCGATGATCGTGAGCGCACCATCCAATTGTTTGGCGAAAACAGACGTGTTGTGTAGCCCGTTAGCCAGTAACTTGAACAGCGACGTAACCCCACCAACTATTCCGGTGGATTTGGCTATCGCTTCCAACATAGTTTCAAATTCAACGGATACTTTATGCACGGCACCCGCAAAGGTGTTGGTGGCTAACTTTTCACCTACGCCTTTGAACTTGCTCTCTACCTTGTCAAGTATCAATCCTTGTGCGGCAGCTTCATTACCAGTCGCCACCAAGGCTTTGATGACTTCCTGCTGTGACTGCGTGAATACGATACCGCTTCGGCGCAGAGTTAGCATACCCCGCGCAGGATCTTCCAACGCGCGGCCCAACTTGAATGCCGAATCCGCGACGCTCCCGCCGAATACAGCAGACATGTCCTCAGCGGCTTTGAGAGTTCGGGTAAACGTTTCGCCAGCCACACTTCGGAATGTCAACAACTCTGATGCCGCATTCCGTATTTCGCTGATCGAAGAAAGTGTGCTGCCAGCAATCTCGTGCGCGAGTTGATTGATCCCTTCAGCAGTCTGACCAGCGGCGTTTCCGGTCGCATCCAAGATAGCATTTATTTTTGCCAGTTCTGCTTCTTCAGCAGCACCGGCTTTGAATGCTTCTTCCATGATCAACGCAAAGGCACCAACAGCCGCCCCGGCCCCCAACATGGCAGGAGTCAGTCTGCCCGCCGATGAGGTAAGTCGAGTCATCCTCTCAGTGGCCTCCCCTACTGGGTTACCCACCAACGTAAATGCGCCCGCCGATTGATGAAGCGTCTGAGCGAGTGATCTATACCCTGACGCATTGTTCAACACGGCTTTGCTGTGCGAGGCGAGGTTCTTAGTCTGGGCCGCAACAGCAACGCCGTGACCTTGTACGGCCTTTTGAGCATGGGTGTTGGCGACGGCAAGCTGGGTCACCTGTTGAGCGGCTACGGAGGCATTTTTAGTCGCCAGTGCAGCATTCAACTCGGCTATCGATACGGCAGAAGATCGTGCAGAAACACCAATCAGAGCAATGTTTCGAGCGACTTCCCGAGAGCCGTCATCTCTTACAATAATCTGGATGTTTTCAGTGGTCATTTACCGAGGCCCAATTTGATGGATCGGAGCTTACGCATAATCTCCCGCAAACCTGCGGGGGTCATGCCAGCCGGAGCTTTTGCGCTGGACCCTGCATCTAGGTAAATGATGTAGGGGACGTTGTTATACAGCGCCAGCGGTTCCCCAGGCTTCTTCTTGTCGGAGGCGGAAACCATAGCTGCATGGGTGGCGTCGCTGGACGGGTCAAGAACAGTTGAGCCTTCACTGCCTGGGGCACCAAGAGAGGCTCTCCATCCCCCGCGAGCGCGGCCAGTGAGAACCGGCGTGCTGTTGACCATCACCTTAGAGCCAGCCATTGCTGCATCTACTACCGAGTCTGACACCTTCACAGGTATCTCGGCAGCAATCTTAGTTATTCGTACCGAGAATTCGTCTAGATTCATTGGGTGGTACCGGGGTTGCTTTGACCTCTTTCTCTTTCAGCATCTCTTCTACGTCATCATTCACTTTCGTTAGGATCGTGACGAAACGTTCGAATTCAGCCCCCTCAATGCCATACATGCGAGCGTAGCTGCACAGTGCCATAAACGGCAACTGCCCACCCATGCCCACATCAGTACGAACTTGCTGGAAAGCGGTGACGTAGAACTCAAGACCCACGCCTAACCCCGGATCGTTGTAGTAGCCTTCAGGGGCACGGTGCCCCTGGGCTTCAAACTTCGATATTACGTCGCTGGCGTTGCGGTGGCTTTGATGCCACTTGAGGTAGTCGAAGACTTTTTTGCGTCTTCTTCATCCTCTACCACGCGGTAGTTATCGAGCCGACCGGCTTCCAACATCATCTCGGCGAAGAAGTCGGGAAGTTGTTTGCACAGAGCCACTCTGTTGGCCACGGTGCATTGAACCGGCTTACCGTCTTTCTTCACGCCTTCCCAATCCTTGAGAATCAGCGAGCAGAAAGGTTCAACCAGCGCCGCCATCACTTCGGAGTCGGGGATACCCTCTTCCTTGTAGCGTCTGCGGAGAGGACGAAGCGCACGTTCACGCTCAATCTCCCATCGCTTGTTCGAACCGCCCGCTCGCGCGAGACGTACTTTAACTTCTACGTGCGGAAATGGAACCCACACACCCTCAGACTCAACCGTTTTATCAGTTGAGTACGCTGCGAACAAATCCATGCTGCCCCCTTATGGCTTAGTGGATTAGGTTGTTGCCCAGAACCGTTGGATCAGAAGTTGGTACCCCAACGTCGGGTCTTCCAGTGCTTGGAAAGACAAGTCTACCGTGTTGTCTTGGTCAATGCCAGGAACACTCGGCGCACCTTCACTGTACTTCGTGTAAGGGCAGTCGAACACGAGCGCCGTACCTTGGTTTGTTGACTCAAACACGGAGTCAAAGCTAGATGCGGTGTTGTTGATGACTTTCTTCGCCAGAGTTGCATCACCGAAGATCGTGCTCAACTTACCAGTGATCAGCGAACGCCCCGCCGCGATGTCATACGCACCGATTCGTCCTACACCATTGATGCGGCGCAGGTTGTTGTTGACCGTCAACCCACCGCTTTGGACGATGTTCGGAGTCGTTACTTGAACGCCACCTTCACCGATGCGCGGTACGTTGCTCGACGTGTTCAGGATGTCACGTGCTGCTGTAGCAACAGTTGTCGCGCCAGCGAAACGACCGGCTTCTAGGAAGTTCGCGCCGAGTCCCTGGAACTGAGTCGTTACACCAACAATTGCTTGTGTGTCGAATGCGAATTCCATCTGCTCAACAACCATCCCAGTGAAATACTGGTACAGGTTCGTGATGTCGCCGAATTCTTCTTCAATCGTGTGGTAACGCTTTGTCGTACCTTCGATCAAGCGGTCGCCCATCCCGATTTGGATCGTTTTGCCGGTTCCTGTGTCCGCCGCAAAGCCAATCGGGAAACGGTCGAGAGTCAGCGAACCAGCGGCAACCGCCGAGATGCGCGCCCAGAATCCGTTCGCTGACCATGTGCCAGTCGTGAACGTTTCACCTACAACACCAGATCCAACTTTGATCCATTCCCCCACAACCAGCCCACAGTTGACGAAGTTAACCAACGTTGAAGTGATGCGGTTCGGAGTGATTGCCAACGCAAGGTCGGCTGACGGTGCGAGGATACCCGTCACACGGATCGAAGCACCCGCAGGCGGCGCAGCTTCAACAGTACGGCCACCGCCGAGGATCGGCACGTTGGTTGTAGTCGCACCTGTGTCAACTTGGAAGTTGCCATTGTTGCCAGGGTTTGTGAACCC